CTTGCAAAAGCAGTTCTAACCAAAGATCATCAAGAATCCATTGTGTTTTTACAAGATCCTTTGTGCGTTGAGATTATTACTAATCCTATAAGTGAGACTAAGATCGCGAGAGGCATGGGGTTTGTAAAATGGCAGCAGCTCTCGGATGAAGAATTTTATGTGATAAGAGAAAAAGATATACTAACAATATCTGCTATGTCTAAACAATGTATATACATGTATGAGTCATTTCTGAAAGGCGAGGCACCAGGTAGTAGAAAGGATATTATGGAACAAGATCCCAACAAACATTTGGGATATTTGGGTTCCATTGACAATGCAAGAACATTGTTTGAAAAAATATACAAAGGTAATTAATATATTCAGAAACCCCTACACGGTTAGTGTACAGCAAATTGACATCTTTGTCAAGCTCTGCTATAATTAGAACAATCCAGAAGGAGAAATATGGCTGCACGAGCGAGCACCAAGAAGAAACAACACTACGTTGATAACAAAAAATTTCTTGAGGCAATAATAAAGTACAAAGAAAAAGTTGAGATTGCCGAAGTGAAGGGTCTTCCAAAACCTCGCGTCAATAATTATATCGGTGGGTGTTTTCTAAAGATTGCAACTCACTTGTCATATAGACCTAACTTTATCAATTACATGTATAAAGATGATATGGTCTGTGATGGTATAGAAAATTGCATACAGTATATTGATAACTTTGATCCTACTAAATCAAGAAATCCATTTGCATATTTTACTCAGATAGTGTATTATGCATTTCTAAGACGTATAGCAAAGGAGAAAAGACAGATGGATATTAAAGATAAAATTTTGGAGAAGTCAGGATACGATCATGTCTTTAGTGTTGACGGAGACGCAAGTACCGACTATAATCAAATTAAGAACAGAGTGGAGATGAATCAAAAGCGATGAAATTATTGCTGATAACTGATCAACACTTTGGTGTTCGTAATGATAACAAGCATTTTATTAATCACTATAAAAAGTTTTATAGTAAAGTTGTCATACCTTTTATAAAAGCACATAAAATAGAACATGTCTTTTGTTTAGGTGATACGTTTGATAAACGTAAATCTATAAATTTTAATTCATTAGATGAATCTAAAGAGATGTGGTTTGACCCTCTAAGAGAAATGGGTGTCAAAATGGATATGCTTGTAGGTAACCATGACATATACTATAAGAATACATTACGAGTCAACGCACCAGATGAACTTCTAGGTGAGTACCATAACATTCATGTAATCACAGAACCAACCAACATAACATATGATGGTCTTGATATTCTATGTCTTCCTTGGATATGTGATGACAACCTTGAACAATCATTCAGAGCAATCAAGGAAAGCAAAAGCAAAGTGTGTATGGGACACTTAGAACTCAATGGTTTTGAAGCACATCCTGGTCACATGATGGAACGTGGCATGGATCATTCGGTCTTCAAAAAATTTAAGAAAGTGTTTACAGGACACTATCATTCTAAATCACATAAAGACAACATTTATTATCTTGGAAATCCCTACCAACTTTACTGGAATGACTTCGGATGCAAAAGAGGCTTCCATGTTTTTGATACACTTACTCTTAAAACTACTCATTATAGGAATCCCTTTGACGTTTTTCATAAATTGTATTATAATAACGGAGTTAGTCTCCCAAGCGAGAAAGATGTCGAAGGAACATTCGTCAAACTCATCGTAGAAGAAAAAGGAGACTATGCCAAGTTTGACTATGCAGTTAAACGTCTACAAGACATGAACATTGCAGACCTTAAGATTGTAGAAGATCTTAGTGTACTTGGTGAAAGTGATTCGTTATTAGAAACTGAAGACACTTTAACATTACTCGATACCTACATAGATGAGATAGATCTACAAGTAAGTAAAGATAATGTGAAAAGTGTTATGAGATCTCTGTACATGGAGGCATCAGCAATCTAATGTTTGTATTAACTGATAAAAAATCTGGCGGGATTTATTCTGTCTTAGATAAAAATGCTGTAAAAACTGTGCAGTGTTTTGAAGAGGAAGATGATTGTAGAAGATATTTAGACCTTCTTATTGCTAATGGTTCAGATCATGAACTACTTGTATTAGAAGTAGAAGATGAACTTATAGAAGTTAATTGTGGTGGTAATGGTTATCATTATATGATAATTCCCCCAAATGACCTCGTTATACCTCCCCCTAAAACTATAAAAAATTGATTACATTTGAAACGATTGCTTGGAAGAACTTTCTTTCTACAGGTGATCAATGGACTGACATCCAACTTGATGATGCAGGAGCGACACTTATTGTCGGATCCAATGGAGCAGGTAAATCTACCATGCTAGATGCCTTGTGCTTTGCTTTATTTAATAAACCTTTTAGAAAGATAAGTAAGAGTCAACTGGTAAATAGCATTAATGAAAAAGGAACTAAGGTACAGGTAACATTTAGTATAGGGAGGGATGAGTATCGTGTATTCAGAGCAATCAAACCAAATCTTTTCGAGCTTTACAAAAACAATAAGTTGGTTGATCAGGACGCTGCGACTAAGGATACCCAGAAATATCTCGAACAATCAATTCTCAAACTCAACTTCAAGTCCTTCACACAAGTCGTCATCTTGGGTTCATCCACATTTGTCCCCTTCATGCAACTCAATGCTCCTGTCAGGAGAGAAGTTATCGAAGATCTACTCGACATCAAGATCTTCTCACAGATGAATACGATCTTAAAAGATCGATATAAGATAGCATATCAACAAAGTAAAGATTGTAGCAACCTTCTATCTATAGCAGAAGAGAGGTTAAAATCACAGGAAAAACTTATAAAATCCTTAAGAGAAGTAAACAGTGTTAGAAGACAAGAGAAGGAAGAGAAAGTAATACAGAACAAAGCCTTAATAGAAACCATATCATCAGATCAATCTCAAAGAAATAGTGAACTTTCTACACTAGAAAAACAATTGATCGAAACAGATACGCATCAATATATACTATCTGATCTCAAATCTAAGACAGCAGATCTTAAATCTGAGATGAAAAGGGTGTCTAAGGAAATGAAATTTCTTAAAACACATGACACATGCCCTACATGTACACAAACAATAAGTGAAGAATTTAAAGGAGAGAAGATAGAATCACTGACTAATAGCGGAGTTGACTTTGCTAAAGCTTTAAAGAAAGAAGAAAAAGCTATTGAAGACGTAGTTTCTATCTTAGATCAAGCCAATGAGTTATCAATGAAAGCTCATGAATTACGTAGTGAGATCTCAACTTTTGATAGAGACATTGTAAGATTAGAATCTGAGAACCTATCAATAGAAAAAGAACTGAGTAATTTAGTTGCAGCACCTAAGATAGAGAAAGAAGAACATGTTCTAAAAACATTAGTAGAGGATTTTGAAGACACTAAAATTGACTGTGGTAAAGTAGCACAGAAGATAGATGAATACCATACAGTAAAAAGTTTGTTACAGGACAGTGGAATCAAGCGTCGTATAATCAAGAAATACATACCTATATTCAATCAACTCATTAATAAATATCTTCACAGCATGGATTTCTTTGTTAACTTTACTCTTGATGAGGAGTTTAATGAAGAGATCAAGAGTCGTTTTAGAGATGACTTTTGTTATTCATCTTTCTCTGAAGGAGAGAAACAAAAGATTGACCTAGCACTTCTCTTTACATGGAGAGAGGTAGCACGTATGAAGAACTCAGCAGCAACTAACCTGTTGATTCTTGATGAGGTATTTGATAGTTCTTTAGATACTGATAGTACAGGTGCTCTACTTTCTATACTTGGAACGCTAGGAAGTAATACGAATATTTTCGTAATATCACACAAAGGTGACATTCTTATTGAGAAATTTCACAGGACGTTAAGATTTGAAAAGATCAATGACTTCTCCAAATTAGTGGACGATCTATAAGCTGTCACATTAATTGTTTTCAAACACATCAAAAGGTACTATAATATGGGTATAGACGAGACACCCATGCTAATCAACCAAGAAGTAAAAGGACAACTTGCAAAACTACTTGCAACAGAGAACCTTACAATTGAACATCGTAAAGTATCTACAGCATACTTTGATGTAGAGAAACGTATCCTATGCCTTCCTATCTGGAAGTCTGCTTCTAATACAGTATATGATTTACTTGTAGGTCATGAGGTTGGTCATGCATTATTCACACCTGCTGATGAACTCAACGATGCACCTAGAGCATTCGTAAATGTTCTTGAGGATGCACGTATCGAGCGTATGATGAAAGTAAAATATCCAGGTCTTCGTAATACATTCTTCAAAGGTTATAAAGAGTTATGGAATGATGGGTTCTTCGGTGTATCAGATGACGATATAGAGAAACTATCTTTGATTGATCGTATCAATTTATTTTTCAAAGGTAATTCAACAATAGATTTTGATTCAGATGAGCAAGTATATGTAGATCGTGCAGCAGTAACTAAGACATTCCAAGATGTATTGGATCTAGCACGTGAGATGATGGATCGTGCAGAGGAGAAAGATCAAGAGAAAATAGACGAGACAGAAGTTCCAGAGATACCATTCAACGGAGAGAAAGATGGTGATGGTGAGTATGAGTTAGGTCAAAAGCAACCTGCACCTGCAGGACAGGGAGAAGAAGGAGAAGGTGAAAAAGGTCAAGGTCGTCCAGACTTAGGTGAAGATGATACAGACTTTGATGATGAGTTTGAAGATGAAGGACTAGACTATGATACTGGTGTAGTAGGTGGTGGTACTAATCTAGAAACAGAATTCAGAGAAACAGAGTGTGTTACAGATGAAGCATTAGCAGAATCTATCGAGACTCTTGTTGATGAAGATTCAAGAGAATGGGTTTATCTTACAATGCCTAAGATCACAAACATCGACAAACTTATTATCGACAACAAAAAAATCAGAGAAGATTTAGAAAAGCACTTTGACGATGAGTATGCTAAAGAGTTAGACCCCTCCGAGAATAGTGATTGGAGACAATATCAAATTAAAGAGCAAAAAGATGCAATCGATACTGGTCGCAGACACTATCAAACATTCAAGAAGTCAACTGGCAAGACAGTAAACTATCTTCTCAAGCAATTTGAAATGAAGAAGTCTGCTGATCAGTACAAGAGACAGGCAACATCTAAAACTGGTGTTATCAATACTCAATCTCTATACAAGTACAAGTTGACAGAGGATATCTTCAAGAAGATTACAGTAATACCTGATGGTAAGAATCATGGTCTTGTTATGTTCCTTGATTGGTCTGGTTCTATGAGTCAGTGCTTACTTGATACACTTAAGCAAACATACAACCTAGTATGGTTCTGTAAGAAAGCAAACATTCCTTTCAGAGTCTATGGTTTCCAGAGTGGATATCACAATTCATACAGATATGGTTCTGGACTTCATGAAGGTATTGAGCATAAAGCAAATCAACTTGCTATCGGTGATGACTTTAGACTTCTTGAGTTTCTTTCATCAAGACAAAACAATAGATCACTAGAAGCATCTATGAAGATTCTTTACTTACAAGTATTTGCAATGAACAACTATAATATCAAAGCAAATCAACCTTATGGTCTTGGTGGTACTCCACTTGCAGAAGCAATCTATTGTGCAAAAACAATCGTTGCACAAATGAGAGCACAAGAGAAAGTTCAGAAAGTGAATGTTGTTTGCCTAACTGATGGTGAAGCAAATCCTATGAACTATACTGCAGAGTCTGAGCACTTTGAAGAATTACGTCAAAGAAATATCTGTAGTGGTTCTCAAGTATTTGTTCTTCGTGATAAGTCAACTGGTTATCAGAAACGTCTTAATGGTAGTCCTTACCTAACAACTAAAGAGATCGTATCATACATGAGATCAATCACAGACTACAACTGGATAGGTATTCGCTTATGCTCTAAGTCAGAATTGAATAGAGTTGTTAGAAACTTATGTGAGAACTATGAGGACTTACAAAAGTTTGACAAGCAATGGAGAAAAGAAAAGTTTATCTCTATCAAAGATGATGCAGGTTTCACTGAAGCATTCTTCATGCCTGATAGAAACAATGGTTCAGATAATGAAGAACTAGAGATCAAACAGAAAGGTGTTGAAGCAACAAGAGCAGAATTGAACAGAGCATTCAAAAAGCACATGAGTTCAAAGATGCAGAACAAAACCATTCTAAATAGATTCATTGCACAAATAGCATGATCGTTGATGACGTTGCACAGACCATTCGTAAATTGACGAGTGGTCTTCCTGATGTAAAACACTTACCCGAAGATCCTTATCGAAGTATAGTTAAGGATGATATTGTCATTAATAATGAAATGTGGACATGCACTGGTCTTAGAAAGATACATTTAGAAACTTGTAAAACAAAATACTTAGATGTACTTCACTGTGTATTATTTCCAGAACCCAGATATAAATTACCTATCTTTGGATGTGATATAATAGCAAACAATCGTATAGTCACTGCTGCTATTGTAGATATATCTCCTGTTAAAGGAGTTAGGGCAGAGTTCTATAAAGATATAAAACCAATAAGTGAAAGATATATGGATTTTGATTTTCGTAAACTACCTGATTGGGCAGATATATTTTCTCCTCATTGTAAGTTTATGAGATTGCATAAGCAAACTGAACAGATAATGTATGTGCAATTATTAGAAGAGTATCTTCAAGTATATGTAAATGCAGTAAGTAAGGCAGAGAAGTGTATGGATATAGATGCTACCTATGATAGATATCAAGACCAGGTATATTATTGTCAGCAACAAAAACGAAATAAAAAAACTGAAGCAGTATTAGGTTCATGGTTCGACCCAACTTGGGCAAAACATTATATAGATAATGTATTATTTGATAAACCAAAACCCTTTGTTATCTTGTGACAATAAAATAGGTGTCCACTCAAGGCTTCATTTCTTATACAATGCATGCTATACTATGTGTATAGACAACAAAGAAACCCATGCCATTCCAAGCAAAATTCACAGAAGACGAACTACTCACATACTTCAAGCAGTTCGGTTCAGACATATCTGCAGAGAACGTTAAGTCTGCTGCAGCACACCTTGGTGTAAAAGTTCAGAGTGTC